TTGGATTATTGGAGCTAATGTAGTTGAAAATGTTAATGCAGGGGTTAAAACTTTAGTACCTTTAGGGAGGTCTAAAGCGGCAAGTGAAAGTAAACAAGCTGAGGAGCCTGAGTTTACAAATACACCGTATTTTTTTCCGAATTCTTTAGCTATTTTTTCTTCAAATTCAACAGAACGAGGACCAAAACCAGCTAACCAACCATCTCGTAAACATTGTTCTACTGCTTTAATTTCCTCTTCACCATAAGCTTCATGTTTGTTTGGTGCATACCATACTTTTTTAGAGTGTTTCATAATATTTATTTTGTTTTTCTTGTTTATCAATTGATTTAGGATGATATAAAGCATATTCCTCAACTGGAGGTAATGAAGCAAATGTTTTATGACCTTCTAACACTTCATGAACTTTATTTTTCCACTTTATTTCTTTATTTTTTTTCCAAATACGCCATTGGTAATCAGGCCAATTTACCCATCCATCTTCGTTTAATCTCCAACCCCATTTTTTAATATGTTCATCAGTTAACCCTTCAACTGTGTTAACTCTAGGAACTAAGTAAACTTCATTATTAGGATTATTTTTTAGTATAGTAGGTAACTGTTCTATTAATATCTCATTAGGTATTTCGTCAGCATCAATTTGAAATATGTAATCTCCATTACATAATTGAGTTAGATAATTTTTCCAATCAGCAAAATGATTTTTAAATTCACCAGGATACCACATGAAGTCTAAATTAATACTTTTAGCTCTTAAAAAATTTTCTACTTCTTCATCTCCATTTATTTCATCATAAAGTACTATTATTTCATCTTCATCTCTTTTATTTTCTAAAAGAAAAGATATAAGTTTTTGTATTTCTACAAACTCATTACATACTGTTATTGCATAGCTTATTTTCATAATGTTAAGGTAATAATCCAATATAAGATAAAGCATCCATAAAATCTCGTTCTTTAAAATGCTTAGCAGTACTCATATCCGTTTTATATTCACCATCTTCATTTTTGATTGCCTTTACAGCTGACCATTTCCAATTATCTTTATTTGTTCCCTGTGCAAATACCATTCCATTTTCTTTTATATTAATAGTGTTAGGTAACCAAATTAACTCAGTAAATGAATCTTCCCAAGCTAAATCTTTATATAACTCAGGTAATAATTCCCATTGTTCATTAAAAAACTGAGAACCTTTTTTCATTAAACTATTAGTCCAAAAACCACATGACATACTATAATAGTTGGTTATATCTTTACTTACTTCAACTTTATAACATAAATCACCTCCTGATTTAGGACAGTTTATTATTGAATCGTGTTGCATATTATTTAACTTTTTTTAGTTTAGGTAAATTTAATTTAGGCATATTTAACTCCACTTGTTGAGAAAATTTTGGTAGATTTTTATCTAAAATAGAATCTACTAATTCTTTCATTTTATCCCAACTATAATTTTGTGTAGCATAAAACTTTTGTTTTTTAGCTAATGGAATATATTTTTTATAATGTTTATACATTGTTTTTAAAGAACTTATAGCTAGTGTGCCATCAACTTGAAACCATTGAGCTTCTTGAATTAACCAATTATTAGCAGCGCTAGGATGGATATTTTCTAATTTACCATGTAAAAGAGTAGTAAAATTGGGATTTAAAAAATCAATATGCCCAGACCAACCTGATGCTATAATAGGTTTACCTACAGTAGAAAATTCTAGTAATGGTCTTCCAAATCCTTCTCCTTTTGTAAAACTTACCATAGCTTTAACTTTAGAATGGTTATATAATTCATTCATTTCTGAATCATTAAATTCACCATTTAAAAGATAAACATTAGGATAATTACCAGGACCCATATCATTTTTAATTGCTTTAATTTTATCTAATATTTTTTCTCTACTAATGTAGGAAGCAACTCCAACTGAAGATTTTAGTATTAAAGCAGGTTTTTTACCTTTTTTATTCTTAAATGCATTAAAAAATGATCTTACAAGAATACCTACATTTTTTCTATCATGACCAAAGTCACCTTGCATCCAATGACCTACAAATAGATAACAAAATTCTTCTTTTATTTCTGATAGATCAATAGTTTTAATATCTTTTTTAGGTATAGGTTTATAAATGTCTAAATTTACTCCTTCAAAAACAACTTGAATTGGTTTTTGTAGTTTAACTTGAGATACTACTTGACCCGTTCTCTGATCTTTTCTATCATAAACCATTCCTTCAAATGTTTTTTTAGCAAAATTAGAAGAAACAAAATTCATATCCATTCTATTTAATCCTTCTATCCACTCACCCTTACATGCAGTAGCCTCAATTCCAGCTGTACAACCAATATTATATTTTCCAACTGGTTGAAACTCATTAGGAATAGTGATTTGCATCCAAATATCAGGTTGTGTTTTTTGCCAATCTTGGGGAGCTACATACTTATTTAAAAAAGACCACTCAGGATGATTATTACAAAAACCCCAAGAAGTATTACCCCACCTTTGAGGAAAAATTTGTACATTATATTTTTCTGTTTCAATAATAGCTTTAACTATATCTCTTGATCTTGCACCATAACCAGAATAGGTATCGAAAGGGCAAGATATTACAAATCTAGGTTTACTCATTAGTATATTATTTTATGATTTAAAAATTTACCTTTATATTCTGTTGCATTAGTTATATCATACTTTTCTCTAGGTTTCCAAGTATCAAATAAAGTATTTATTGCATCCATAACTCTATAGGCTTGATGTTTAGAAGTAAAACCTGCTTCATCACTTAAAGCCCATTCTCTTCCTTTTTTACCTCTTCTCTTTAATTCTTTTCTTCCTAACTTATAACATTCCATTATTCTCTCCATTGCGTCTTCCCATCTACATCTATCATCATAGATATAAGGTGTTAGAGGTGAACCTTGAATTGATCTTGAAGTAGGATAAACTGGAAAAGCCCATTCACCATGTTTCTTATAGGTTCCTCTATGATTAGAAGGAATATCTGCACTTGGTGTAAACCACTCTCCATTTTCATCAATAAATCTCATTTGATCTTGCATACCACCTGTTACATTAGCAATAATTGGGGTACCTGCTAAAATAGCTTCTGTATTAGCTAACCCCCAACCTTCATTACTTGTAAGGAGAATTTGAACATCTGCTAAATTATAAAGATGATTTAGTTGAACTTCATTTAATTTATTAAAAATAAAATGGACATTCTCAAAATAACTTTCATCAAAAATATATTCCTTAACTTTAAGTAAATCAGTTCCAGGTTCAGTAACACCTTCAGTTTTTAAAATTAAATGACAATCTTTAGCTTCTTCCTTAGGTAAGGAATCTAAAAATGCTCTAAAAGCTAACATTGTATCTGGAATTTGTTTTCTTCTAATATTTCTAGAATTAAAATATACTACAAATTTAGGATCCCTTTTAGGGAATAATGATTTTTTAGCTCTAATATAATCTGGATCATCTTCAGGTATAGGGAAATAAATATCTGGATTTTTACCATGAGGTACATATCTAAATAATCTATTTTTCTCTTTTCCTTTTAATACTAATTTGTTAATATTAACTGTTTGCTTAGAAATACCCATTAATAAATCACAAGATTCATAATAAGGGCTATTATACATTGGAGCAGGATAATCGTCCCAAATATTTAAATAAATTATAGGAATATTTTTTCTAATTTCTTGTTCCATTTGAAAAATATGAACAAAATATCTAGGATCAGTAATTAAGAATAATGCATCAGGTTTTTCCATAAACATAATTTGTCTAATTTCCTGTTCATTACCATAACCATTTACAGGGTAAATTATAACGGAAGAATCATTAATATGCATTATATTATTAGTACTTTCACTTAAATCTAATCGTTTACCTTTTTCAGGATGGTTAATTGAACCTGCTATTTGTACCCAATTAAAATGATGTGCAGTGTGAGTTACTATTTCTTTAGCCACTGTAGCTACACCTGAATGTACTCTAATATCATCGCAAATTAGAAGTATTTTTTTTCTTTTATCCTTTGGGATGTGGTCAAATTGTTTATTCATTGCCTTTTAATTCGAGATTTATTTGGTTAGTAATTTGTTTACGGAAATCTTCATCTGTAAGATACAAAAATAAAGCACGATCTGCTAATTTTTGAAATGAAAATTTTCTTTTCACACATTCAATTTTAAAATTCTCGAATAAATTGCTTTGAACTTTAACACTAGTTAGTGTCATTTTTTTATTATTACTCATAGTCTTTATTATTTAAAACGTTTGTTATACATATATAAGTATTTATTAAAATCGCCATTTTATTCGCAATACCCACAAGTACAGGGGTAATTTTGTTCTTTAATTTTTCCTTGGGAATTAAACACATGAGACATAAAATCATTCACATATTTAGTAGCCCTATTTAATTTAATTTTACCACTTGGGGGTGAAAATTCTTGTATTCTTGTTTGTGCCCAGTCACAATTTTCATATAATTTTCTTTTAACTATAAAAAATTTAATATCAATTTTATCTAAAGGAATATCATATAATTCTGAAAAATATTTTTTATATAATATTAATTGAAATTGTTTATCTTCATTTTTTTTCATCTTATCATGCCATCCTCTAGTACTGGTTTTTATATCAATAATAGTAAAAGTGTCACTATATTCATGGTACAAAACAATATCTAACATTCCCTTAAATAATAAATTATTTAACATTTTATTAGGTGTATTAATTATTGGTAATTCAATACCTACTAAATAAGTACCCCTTTTTGAGAAATAACCACCAACTTTTTTCTTAAAAAATTTTAAAATTTCTACTCCATCTTCAAAAAATTCCCTCATTTCTGTAGCATCAGAAAAATGGATTTCATTATTTTGTTTATATTGTTTTTGATATGCTTCTATAAATTTTTCTTGAAATAAAGATTCCAAATCTATTTCATTTGCTTTTACTTTACTTTTAGAATAAAATACTGTTAAATAGTCCTGAATTACCTCATGAATTGCAATTCCAAAAACTAAATATATAGAAACATCTCTTTGACTAATTTTATCTTTATAATGCAACATCCACTTTCTCTGACATTGCTTAAACATAGAAATTTGAGAATAAGATATATTCTTTTGATATGAGTAATCAATTTCATGGGGAGGATTCTTTTGAATCTCCCTTACTATTTTAGGTATTTTTTTAGCCAAAATTTATTTTTTCCATTTGTTACGTCCTACTAACATTCCAATTATTCCATAATTAGCAATATCAATAAACGTATCCTCTATTCCTTCACCTTTAACGTAGTTTTTACCATTGATTAAAAGATTTTTTAATCTAGAAATTTTATCAGTAAGTCTAATAGCTAAACCTGTAAGTGAAAATTTTTTATCATCTTCATTAGTTAGATCCCCACCTAAAGCAATATTATTTAGACCATAGTCTAAATGCTTAGCAGCAAACATTTCATACATTTCCTGGCCTATTTTTTTATATTCTTGAGATAGTTCAGGATATTCATTTTCAAATCTCTCAACTGCACTACTAACGGTTACCCCATCAGTATCTTCTTGAACTAATTTATCAAATTCTTCTTCACTAATTAGTTCTCCATATGCTTTTCTACTATCACCCATTTACCTGCTCTTTATTATTGAAATATTTTTCTAACACTTCTAATCTTTCATCTGCAGAAGCTAATAAACGAAGAGCTTCATTACAATTATCCCAATAATCTTTAGTTGAATGATCACCTATTCCTGCTGGGTGGTTAGTTAATAATTCAATACTGGCTAGAGCTTTATTTTTATCCGCCTCTGCTTCGGACTTTAAAAATTTGTATACTTGTAAATTCATAATATTTTTTTTATTTCTTTTTTATTTAATCCTTGTTTTTCTAATATATTTGTTATTTCTTGTTTTTTTAAAACCTTTAAGTAATCTAAAATTTCTCTAGATGATACCTTAAAAAATTCTTTCAGATACTGAACTAACTCTTTATTTGGTTGTTTAATACTAGATTTAATATACTTATTCCATTTATTATTTTTAGGAATATATTCTTTATATATTTGATATATAGCTTTTTTTTGTTGAGGAGGATAATCTTGAACAAAATTAACTATCTCCAAAAAATCTCTATTCATAGATAAAAACCTATGAATCATATAACTATTAAATAGTTCCCAATCTTTATCTTTAAATGAATTTATATCGGGTTTAGTAGTATTAATAGCTTTAAGCCAATCAAATATATTCTTCATTAATTATCCATTATATAATCCTTTAACTCTTCTCTAAGATCCTTTGGAACTGATGCTTTAAGGATTTTTTGAGATGATGGATCATAAAATACTGGAATAGGTAATAAAGCATCTTCTTCAGTGCCCATAACAAATTTAGATACTGTTCTTAGTATTACTCCTTGATTGAATAATACTCCCCCATCAAAATTTTTCACTTCAGTAGTGTTTTTTAAATCAATAGGAGGTCCTGCTGGTTGTTGTTGTTGCATAATTATTTATTATTTATTATTTGTGAAATTAAACTCATTGCATTTATTTCCTTATCAATACGGAAATTTGCTCTATATTGTTGTTCATTAATTAGTATAGCTATCGTACCCTCTCTATTAGGTAAATATTCAGATGCTCTATCATATAGTGCTCTAAATAACTCATCAAAATCATCTACATTAGCATCAGCTATAATTTGTCTTATCTCTTTAAACGTGTCCTTATCTTCCTTTAGCTTATTAATAACTTCATCTATATAATTAGAGGATACTAATATTGATTTGTCTAATTGTAAAGCATTATCTTGTGTTGATAATTGTATTATATTAATACATTTACGTAAATCAGGATAATATTGATTAACTAAGGGTGCTAAATCATT